GAGGGCGGTGCCACATACTTTGCGGGAGTCTGGATCGAGGACTCTGTATGGGGTTCCAAGAATCCCTTTCGCTTCTCCTGCCTCTGCGTCGATCTTACCACGGGGAAGTGTATAACACATGAGGGAATCGCCGCGGGCAAGAAGGGTTCCTGGACGACGGACGATGTGTGTCACTTCTTTCAAGTGTATCTCCCTACCGAGTGCGTGGTCTGGTGGAAGGGTGATCCACTCGACCAGCCGGCCCCCGAAGAACTCCAGAGGAAATTCGGAATTCCGGGGAGCCGAATTCAATTCGTCTCCGCAACAGATCAGGGTGGCTTTGAACGTCCGATGGTGCGCGAAGAATTTCTGGAACGGGTCTTCGCAATTCAATCACTGCTTCCGACCCGCGAAGTCCTCCAACTCTCGCAGCGTCCTCTCACAGAGCGACTTCTGTGCGCGGCCTTTCAGCGCCTACAGGAGTATTATCCGACCGGGTTCAAGCGTATTCACGTGCCCGAACAGTGGTCGCCCTCGGCGAACCTTTCGCTCGGAAATCAGGCACTCTTTCAGCTGAATATTGTGACGCCGAAGATGGAGGACTCTATTCTCGGACTCTTTCAGCGGACACATACGGTCTTCGGTAAACGCGCGATGCGTAATCGAATCCTGTATCCGACCGCGAACGTGCAGAGTCTGAAGTTAAGATACACCGAGATCGCCTACGTGCTCTCTATGGGTGCCGAGATGCGAGAGGAAATGCACCGGAATCTTCGACAGATTGAGGATCTACCGCGAATTCATCGGAGAATGTCGGAGGGTGATACGACACCTTCGGAGGTTCTTCTCTTGGATACGAGCTACATTTGCGCGCAACGGCTGCTGGACCTCTTGAAGGGGACACCACTTGAGCCACTTAGCCCGATTGATGTGCGTAGCCTACAAAAGGAATTCTATTCCGTGTTCTCCGTGGAAAAGGCGGCGGTAGCGAATGAGAACGCCTTTTGCTTCGAGAATGAGCCGGAGGTCGCCCGTATAGAGGGTGATATTGCCCTCCTCTACAGGGATCTTGACACAGTCGTACAGAAGGTATCGAAGTGGTCAAGAACGGATGGACTCAAGCTGGAATTCCGCGAAGTACTTGCCCCGATTTTAGTGGGAAATAAGGCGACCATGGCGGCAGTTGCCGCAGCTCTACGCTCCACAGTTGTAGCACCTTATGAGAGGATATATGTGCACGCAAAGAAGTCGTCGGCGCATGTGGAGATCCCTGTGCTGGAGGATATTTATCAGCGGATTCTTATGGAACGCTCCAAATTACAGGCGGCCGTGAAGCGAGTTCTTCCGGTCGCATCTGGAAAACTCGCCACCGCCTGTACGGCCATCTGGAATTCCGTGGAGTCATGGATTGCGAATGTGGATGTTACCAACACGATTGCGACCGTTTCCAGAGAGCGGGGTTTCTCATGTCCGAGGATTGATGAGGCGGTTTCCGAGTCCTATGTACGCATGGAGAATCTTCGGCATCCGCTGATAGAGGCTAGTCTGAAGCGGACCGAGTATGTGAAACACAGCGTCGATCTTGGATCTGGATCCGCAGCTGCATCGGCGAATGGCTGGCTCATCTACGGAATGAACGCGAGTGGAAAATCAAGTCTCATGAAAGCGGTCGGGATCGCCCTCATACTCGCGCAGAGCGGCTGCTATGTTCCGGCCACGAACTTTCATTTTCACCCTTTCCGAACACTCTTTACGCGCATTCTGAACACGGACAATCTGTGGGCCGGCCTCTCGTCCTTTGCGGTGGAAATGACCGAGTTGCGCGAAATTCTACAGAGGGCCGATACGCATAGTCTGGTCCTAGGTGACGAAGTATGTTCCGGCACGGAGTCCGTCAGCGCCGCAGCCATCGTCGGGGCATCTCTACAGTGGCTGAAACGGCGGGGGGCAAAATTCATCTTCGCCACGCATCTACACGGTCTCGATTCCGTGGTAGGTGAAGACGGAATCGCAATCTGGCATTTGAAGGTCCGGTACGAACCTCTGGAGGATCGATTAATCTATGATCGAACTCTTACTCCAGGATCGGGTAGTAGTCTATATGGCCTAGAGGTCGCGAGAGCAATGAATCTGCCGGAGGAGGTGCTTGCTGTCGCGCATACTCTTCGACGACAGATAACGGGGACGAGGACGGAATTGGATGCCACATCGAGTGTCTGGAATTCGGAAATACAGCGGCGCGTATGTGAAGTCTGCGGCGAGGCCTTTGTGAAGGATCTGGAAGTGCATCATATTCGCCCTAGGCGCGAGGCGGGCACGGAGACCTTTTCGGACGGAGATGCTGTAAATCATGTACGGAACTTGATTACGGTCTGCTCTGCGTGTCACGACGCGCATCACGCGGGTATACTGGAGATCAGCCCTCTCGTACAGACGAGCGAGGGAGCGAAGCGGCTAACTGGCACCTCTGAGGGGTCACGTGAATCTGTTCGTCGCTCGAAATGGAGCGAGGAACAGACACAGCAAATTCGGAATTATCTGAGAATGTATCCGTCCGTTCCTCCGAAGCGGGCGGTATTTGATCTACAGGAACTCGGAATTACGATTAGTGTCTCGGGATTACGGTCTTTTCGGGGTGAGACCTAAACGGGTGCCACCGACGTTGTTGCTAACGGTGTCGGAACCGTTGTGACAGGTGCCATATTCTGCATGGCCTGCATAGCCTGCGGAGGAGAGGGCATAGCGATATAGGCGAGCGGGCCCGCAGGACCGGCAGGACCAACAGGACCGGCAGGGCCGGCAGGACCCGCAGGGCCAGCAGGGCCCGGCGGCCCCGCAACAACGGTTGCCGGAGAACTCCCAACTCCGGAAGCGATCTGCTTCTTCAGTTCGTTTATCTCGCTGCGAAGCTGCTGGAGTTCACGGCGAACAGGATTACCACCCTGGAAATTCAGTCCCGACAGGTTTAGCACAGAAGACATCTGCTATTAGAAACGTATTCCGTCGCGTGTTCTGAACGCGCCCAACTAAATTTGAAATATTTTTTCACCAGACGTTCAATAGAAGATCGTCATGATCATACCGATTCGCTGTATGAATTGTGGAAAACCGATCGCGGACAAGTGGCGGTTCTATACGCGTGAACTAAAGAAGCTGAATGGAGAGGATCACGCCGAGAAGCGTGTGTATTTCGATGGAACAAGCATTCCGGTCACGAACGAGAAGAAGCTCATGGATGCAATAGGGGTCACCCGCTCCTGTTGCCGTAAACACTTCTTAACACAGATTGATCTCATCCACAAGATTTAATCCAACAAATGAAAAGGAGAATCATGGACGCATATATTCCACCGTTGATAGCAATAACGGCGGGGATCGTTGTTGTCCTCTTATGTTTTTTAATGCGTATCCCCTTCTTTATTGTTGGCCTGTTGTCAATTGCGATGGCGATATACGTTCTACAGGATCATTACTATAGATATTCGGCTGAGTACAAAAGTGTAACGAGCCCGGCATTTTTCAGGCAGAATGCCTCCATGTTGATCGTAATTACCGTGATTGTCATGTCACTCGGATTTCTATTGCTGCGCTTTGGGCCTAGAACGATTACGTCGAATGTGGATGCGCGTGGTAATAAGCTGGGATTTCTAGATAAAATTACGCACGGCATTTCCGATTTATTCCGTGGTTCGGACCCTCGTTCCTATTTTGGGTATGCTCCTGGATATGCTTCTGGGTACCCTTCTGCCTATGACCCAAGATACCGGAGATAAATGTGAATTCATAATAGGTGAATGGTGTCTATCAAGAGGGGTGGTACAAGGCGTTTAAATAATAAGAAGACGGCGATGACAATTCCGGAAATCAAGTCATCGTTCGACAAGATAGAACAGGCCACGTATGATATTTTACGCTCCGGTGGGACCTTAGAGGAACAAGTGAAGAAATTCAAGGCCGAGTGGAAGGAAATTTTCCGGCGTCCGGTACGAACGGAATCGGCGGAAGCCTATTTGAAGATAAAGCAGACGACGAAGAAGCGGCCGCGCAACAACAACACGAGGAAATACAAGGGAAAGGGGGGTGCTAGCCCCCTTTCGGGCGCGCCTCTGGATCATGCTCTCCACCCTCCTCCCGCAAGTGGTACATTTCTGGATTACAAGGTCGCTGGAATGAACCCTCCCGGTATAGGTATGGATGCCGAATGTGGAATAAGAGACATTTCTCCAACGGCGCAGTCCGTAGCCGCCGCGCAGACTGGCGGATCTCTGAGTGATCTTATGTTCCGAACCTTCCAGAGTCCTCCCGAACAAACCGTGGGAGGAAGTGTCACGCGAATCGCATCGGACATCTTGAACGGGCGGCCAACGGAGTCGTCGCCTGCGCCCTATAATAGGGGTAGTCTGTATTGAGTAACGGCATGTAGGCTAAGTTAGGTACACCCCAAGGGTGTACCTAACTTTGGCACATGCCGTTAGACGTTACACCCTTAGGGTGCAGCTAACTTCGGCATCTGTCGGTAACGGCATGTAGGCTAAGTTAGGTACACCCCAAGGGTGTACCTAACTTAGCCTACATGCCTACAGTAGTGATGTAGGCATAATATAAGTACCCCCTAAAGGGGGTACTTAACTTCAGCACATCACGGTAAACCTAAATAAACAGTAGGTAGTCCTATAGTATGGAGGCCAGAATACGTGGAAGTGTTGGTCGTGACATGGCCGAAAAGTTGATTCACAGTTACTTCCGAACGTTCGATTACCCGTTTACGCGGCACCATATCGAGAGTTTCGACCAATTTCTAGGCCAGGACGTACCGGCCATCATACGCTCAGAAAACCCGTTCGTGCTCCTACAGAAGCCGATCGGGTCTACTGGCCTCTACGGATTAAAGTCCGAGATTTTCATAGGGGGTTTCGACGCGCGCCGAATCTATATTGGAACGCCCACTCTCAATCTGCGCGACACGGAGGAGATTCGGCTCATGTACCCGAATGAGGCGCGCCTTCGGAATCTCCACTACGCCTCTCAGATCGAGGCCGATATTGTCGTACGTGTCACATTTACGAATCCGAATCCGAGTGGCGGCAGCCCACTCGTGGAAGAGGTCATCTTAGACCCGGCCAAGAACGAGGAGTTCGCCTACCTCGCTCGCTTCCCCCTTGTGAAAATGCCGATCATGTTACACAGCCGCTACTGTATTCTACACGGGAAGCCCCAGGCCTTTTTGCGCGAGGCGGGCGAGTGCCAATACGACCAGGGCGGCTATTTTATCGTGGACGGGTCCGAGAAGGTGCTCGTATCTTCGCAGGAGGCGGCATTCAATACTCTCACGATCTCTCTGACGAAGAATGACCCCGACAACGAATTGAAGGCGAATATTCGCTGTCTGAATCCGGCCACGAGACAGGTGAAGCAAGTATCCTTTCTGTGGCCTCGCAGCCAGAACAAGATCCGAGTGAGTATACCATTCGTGAGATTAGACCTCCCGGTGTTCGTCCTATTTCGTGCCTTCGGTCTACAGACGGACGAAGATATTGTGCGCGCGATTCTGCCCGACCCGGACTCTCCGGAAACGAAGGCTCTTATGCCCCTGCTCCACGAAAGCATCCTGGACGCCTTCCCCTTCTTGGATACATTCTCCTCCGTCCAGTACATTAAAACGCTGACGAAGGGCTTCAGTGAGGCCCACGTGCTGAATATTCTTTTTAACCAGACCTTCATTCATGTTGAGAATAGGCCCGGTGCGCGCATCGCCTTTTTGGCCGACTGTGTTCGGCAGATTCTCCGCGTCTACGCGCAGATAGACTTGCCGACGGACAAGGACGATATTCGTAATCAGCGTGTTCTGACGAGCGGCGTACTTACGCGCATGCTCTTCCAGGATTCCTATAAGAAATGGAAAAAGGCTGCGACTCTTGCCCTGGACCAAGAGTACAAATACAATAGTGGATCCTATTCCGATGGCAAAAGCTTTCTGGATCTGTTTCAACAGGGCTCGCTCAATCAACTATTCCAGCTGGGAGTGATGACCGACCACCTGTTAAAGGGATTCAAGGGGAAATGGGTCGTCGGCGGCGGAAAGGAAAAGACGGGTGTGATCCAGCCCCTTTCACGACTATCCTACATGGATTTCATGTCGCACTGTCGTCGCGTCGTCCTGGACTTCGACACAAGTCTCGATATCGCCGGGCCGCACCGTCTACACACGAGTCAATTCGGCTACTTTTGCACGAGCGAGACACCTGGCGGAAAGGCCATCGGCATCACGAAGAATCTGTCTATTATGACGGCCATATCTACGGTCACGGAGCCGGCGAAATTCATTGAATGGCTGTTTAAGCGGGGCGGCGTGATTAGTTGCGATCAGACGACGGCCGGATCTTTGGCGGTGACTGTCCCCGTCTACGTGAATGGGGGTATCGTGGGCTACACGGTGCGCCCCCATATTCTAAAGGATGTACTAAAACTGATGAAGTGGACTGGCTGTCTCCCCGCCTTCGCGTCCATCGGCTTCAGTATTCGTGATCGTCGCATCTTTATCTATTTGGACGAGGGACGCCCGATGCGCCCTCTGATTCATTTGGGGGCCAATGGCGCGATTCCGGTGGAGAGGATTCAGCAGGGCGTCGAGTGGAGAAGACTCGTTATGGGGAACTATTCGCCCACAAAGGAGCGGGCCATGTATCAGACGGGGTTCATAGATCCCCTCTCCTCCTCTAAGTCGGTAACGCTGGAAGACTACATTGCTGAACTGAAGCCGCACGCGGGGGCCATTGAATACGTGGATCCGTATGAGGCGAATGAATCCTATGTCGCCATGTACCCGGACTACATAAAACCGGAGACGAGCCATTTGGAAATACATCCGAGTACGATTGTGGGTCTGCTGACCTCCGTCATTCCCTATCCGAATCACAATCAGTCCCCGCGTAACCAGCTGAGTTGTTCCCAGAGTAAGCAGGGTCTATCCGTCTACGCCACGAACTATCCGAACCGGTTTGACAATATGGTACACGTCCTCTCGTACGCGGAGGCGCCCCTCGTACGTACGTTGTACTATGACTACATTGCCGACGGGCAAATGGGCTACGGCCAGAACTTGACCGTGGCGATCGGCTCGTTCACGGGCTACAATCAGGACGACGGGATCATTTTCAACGCCGACTCGTTTCAGCGCGGCATGTTTCGCAACATGACGTTCCGCTCCTACGAGACGTTCGAAGAGGACGATAAGATGACGAAGACGATCACGAGAGTGGCGAATCCGGCTCGTATTGCCGGATGGACGAAGCTGAAGCCGGGTGTGGACTACTCTAAGTTGGACGAGCGCGGTATTATTCGCGTGGGGGAGAGAGTGGATGAGTCGACGGTTCTTGTCGGCATGTATCTTCAGTCACAGTCCGGCGACATGCGCGACGCGTCTCTGACGGCGCAAGTATGGACGTCCGGGCGCGTGGAGAAGGTGGCCGTGATGATAAACAATATGGGGAGGGCTCTCGTGAAAATCCGCGTGATCCAGGACCGTATTCCGGAACTAGGCGACAAATTCAGTACTCGCCACGGCCAGAAGGGCACGATCGGAATGCTGATTCGGAGCCACGACATGCCGCGAACGGCCGATGGGATCGTGCCCGATATGATTGTGAATCCGCACTGCATGCCGAGTCGTATGACGATGGCGCAGATGTTGGAGTCGAATCTTGGGAAGGCGGCGGCGGTCTTGGGGGCCATTGGAAACGCCACGGCCTTCATGAACGAGGGGAACCCCGCGAAGGAAATCGGGGCGGTTCTAAGAGATCAGCTGGGAATGAATCCGATGGGCGACGATATCTTATACGACGGCATGTCAGGCACACAGATTCCGTCCAGTATCTTTATGGGGAATATCTACATTATGCGTCTGAAGCACATGCCGGAGGACAAGTGGAATGCTAGGGCGGAGGGGCGCAAGGAGCAGCGGACACATGCGCCTACGGGAGGTCGTGGAAACCAGGGCGGCCTTCGTATTGGCGAGATGGAACGCGACACGATTGTGGGGCACGGAATCGCCGATTTCTTGCGCGAGTCCTATATGAAGCGCGCGGACGGCTATACGACGGTTCTATGTAATGGGTGTGGAATGATACCCATATACAATGTCGGAAAGCGTCTGTATATCTGTCCGATGTGCGATGGTCCTGTTCGGTTCATTGGAGATGTGGCGTCTAATCTGGAGGTTATTCCACCGAATAAACGGAGTCTGGCCACATTTTCCGAGGTGGAAATTCCATACGCAACGAAAGTTTTGGAGCAGGAACTCGCATTCTTTTTGAATATGTCAATGCGGATGCTCACATCCCACGATGTCACGCATTTACGCGGGGCGCCCTTGGTCGAGCTGACGGCGGATCAGCAGAAGGCGGCGCTGGAGGCCCGTCTGCCGGAGCGGGTTGTTCTGGACACCTTTGTTCCGGAGATGATCGAGGCGAAGAATGACTATGAACTCACGCCGGAGGAGGTCGCTGCCCTTGGGCTGTCACACAAGGAGTTATCCGCGCCCCCTCCTCAAGTGAACTCGAAGGTTCTGAATGCCGCCGTGGAGGCGGCCGTGAACGCCTCTTTGAAGACGGGGGATACGGCGGGGCGTAAAGTGAGTTCCGAAGTCGTTAATGCGGCAGTGAATGCGGCAATAGCGGCCAGTAAAGAGTCGGAGGTGAGGACGGCGCAATCAGAGGTGGTTGCTCCGGCGAATACGACGGAGGTACAGACACTCGCCTTCTCGGCTCCGGGACCTCAGATACCGATGCCTAGGTCTACAGAGATGGGTCCGGTCATCTCGGAGCCGTCGGGACTTTCGGAGGGAGATTACGAGAGTCTCTCGCAGGAGAACGAGTCCGGGAACTCGGCAAATTCGGTAAGCGGATCGAGGGAAAAAGAATCGTTAGAGGGGACCTATAGTGCGCGGGGGGGAGGCCAAGGGTACCAACAAGGGTACCAACAAGGGTACCAACAAGGCCAAGGATCCGTGAACGTACAGACGTCTTCGCAGCCTGTACTTGTTGTTCCGCTGAATGTGTCAAATCAGCAGGGAGGACAGTCAGCCGCGGCCCAGTATTTGAATTCCGCAGCACCAGGTGCGCCTGCCACATTCGCAGTAGATACGAGCAGCATAACGAACTCATCTGCGCCTCGGTCACAATCCAACTCTAGATCGGGATCGCCCGCACCATCTCGTAATAACGCGCAGAGAGTCTCGGTGACGAAATCGGGTGGCGGCGGAGAGGGCCCAGCCACATCTGCAAATACGCGCGTGACGGTTGTCAAACATAACTGACGGTAACGGCACATGCCGTTACATGAATAAAATTGAATATGTATAAGCCCCCGACATCACCACATGTCGGGCATTCTGATCGTCGGTCACTGTAAGCCCGGTCCCGAGAGTCCCCATAAGCCGCTCTACGAACTACGGGAAAACCAGTGTTTTCCTCTAGAGGGAGTTGATTACTTGGACACGATGGATACGTGCCCGGAGGCAGAAGGACAATTTCGCAAATGGGCCGAAATTCCGCACAATTCCAAAGATATTCTGTATCCTTGGAATTGTCCGTTGTATCTGGGTATTTTGAGTAAACTGTCACTGTTCGGCGAGTGTAAACAAATGTGGACGAATTTGCTCGTGGACGGATATGCGATTTTGAGATCCGGTGGCGTTATTGTTGTTCCAACGACGAAGGACATAACCCCTATTCCTGCGAAGATCGTCGACAATAAGTGCCTGTTCTTTCTTATAAAGGATTCCGCAAAGGAGCAGATTGAGAATGTAGAACGGGTCGTCGCCGAACTCGCACCTGGAAAGTGGCACGTAAAATACGTGGCCGAGTATCCGCTCACTCTCACAAAACGGCAGAAACACTATAAGGGCTATCCGTGTCTTGTTATACAGAGACTGGGCTGAAACGCTACCGCGATGTGCTGAAGTTAAGTACCCCCAAAGGGGGTACTTATTTTGTGCCTACATGCCGTTATTTGTCAGTATTGTATAGGATGAAAAACGCAATTTTTGTTTTATCTGGAAATTGTAGAACGTTTATTGACTGCATTGACAGTATCTATTCAAATGTGATTTCAACACTGTTTCCACAAGACGTAAATATATACATATACTTATATCTAAAGTTAACGGATCCGGGGCCAAAAGGGTATGGTGGTTGGAATTTTCAATATAAAGATGTTGATTATAATATGATTTTGGACAAAATAAATACATTTAAAGGGACCTATCCCACGTTAAATATTGAATATAAATTGTTACCAGGTGATGAAATTTCAGACAGTGAAATAATGGCACAAGTAAAAGATAGAAGTTTGTATAGGGGTCACTACGCAAAAACCAATATATTATTGCGTGGAATGCATTGCCATTATAATTTGGAGAAGTGTGGTCTTTATGTATTAGAAAAGGAGGAGTCTATTCAATCGAAATTTGATTATATAATTTACGCCCGCCCGGATTTATTTTTCACGAACAAATGCACTGGTATAGAAACGTACAAGACGTCTATAGTAACACTCGGTAAGGGGCCAAATAATTATAATAATGACCATATTGCAATTATACCACGTGATTATCTTAACGCCTTTTTCTTGGATAGAATGGGCGTCTATAGAACTAATACACAGAAACACTTTATATCACCAGAAGAGGTGTATTGGCACACAATTACATACGAAGTAAAACAGATAGGAAAATATTATATAAAACGTCCTTGACGCCCCCCTCCCGGAACTAAATTTGACCTAGACCTTCTATAGAGACTCACATACAAAGATGGATTTCGAGACACTGGACGTCCTCTACAAAAGTCGCCAGACTCTTCTCACGATTCTAAAGGGCAAGGGCTATAATACAAAGCCCTACGAGAAATTCGGCCCCTTTGAGATCGAGAAGATGGTCTCCAGCGATAAGGAGCGGGCTCTCAATATGGAGCTCGTGCGCGAACTCCCAGAGGAATCGACGCTCCCGACAAACTGCCGCGTAGAGTACGCCATTCCGAGAGTGAAGAGCCGTCTGGCCGGTTTTGTTCGTAAACTCCTGGTGGACGATGAGACGGGCGAGGATCTCATCGATTCGAAGAAGACGGAGATCATCGTAATCACTCTAGAATCCGTCGGAGACACCTTTCACGTGGTGGCACTCAATCAATGGATAAAGAAGAATATTCGCATAGCATTCTTTGACGCCCATGCCCTGACGAGTAATCCGCTCGACCACGTACTCGTGCCGAAGCACGAGATCGTTCCGGAGGACGAGCACGCCGAGCTTCTGAAGACGTACAATATGACGAGTAAAGCGAATCTCCCGATTATCCGATTTCACGAAGATCCTATTGCCCGTATTCTAGGTCTTACTCCCGGTTCGATTGTGAAGATCACGCGCCCGTCACCTTCTGCGGGTATCTACACCCTGTATCGTGTATGTACGCCATGATCCAGATTATATCTCTGACTATTCTTAGAGAATGGCGACACAATGTCCAAGTACATCTGATATATTAGCAAACTATACAAGTTTTTATAACTGGCTACAGAGTCCTAATCGCAGCTCCTGCACGAACGTAACGAACTCCGTCGTGTACGACGCTCTCAGGGCCGCGCGAGGAAATCCTGGTACGACTATCGCCCAACTGAATTCGGAGATAAAAACAAGTAGGGCCGAACTGGAAAATACCAAGCTCCAAGCCGAAATTACGAAACGGCGGGCGGAAATGAATGTGCGCCCCGAACTCACGGCGAATTACTATGACGGCTGGTTTCCCCTGTCGAGACCCATGAAGCGCGCGTCTGTTACTGTGCTCATTGCCGTCTCTGTCTTCCTGTTTACAATCGGCCTCTTCCTCCTGCTAAGTGTGATGGGGATTCAGTCGGCGTTCGGTATAAAAGTACCGGAAATCAAGGATAAAACCAGCCACTTTAAGCTATATGCGTTTTTTATTGCGATCATAATAGTCCTGATTGGAGTTCTAATACAGCGGTACAGAGAATAAATAAATATAGGTATAATAGGATGACAATTACAGGATTTCCAATAGACGATCCAGATAAGCCTTGGACGAAGGACAAGGGTTACAAGGAATGGGTGAAAACTATCCGGAATATGAGGCGGACACGGCGGTCTAGTAAGGTGGATTTGTGCAGACCGAAGGGCAAGCTGTGTAAGGGCGACGTCGGAATTCCGCGGAAATATATGCCGCAATTCACCGTCCGTAATAAGCCGTTCAGCCAAAAGTACATCAACGATTTCCGTCGGTATCTGAAGACGAAATACGGGATCAAGAGTCGTAAAACGACGCGTACGGCGAAGGATCTGAACCCGAGCCAGAACGAAATCAGTAGGTCACGCGTGGAAGGACTCCTTGAGGACAACCTCATTGAAAAGCAGGAATTGCCGATGGTCGTCTCCAAAAACGGGTATATTGTCGACGGACATCATCGATGGGCCGCGTTCCGTATGAAGGCTCCCAAAAAGGACATGGATGTCGTTGAAATTGATGCCCCTATTCGCGATATTCTTGGGATTTCTATTGAGTGGGGGGCGGAACATTCGAAATTCTAAGTGCGCCGATAGACGTAGCAGGTACTCGTGGCCGACCAGCTCATCGGAATTACTATGCCGCGATCCAGGCATTCATATATCGAAGGATTAAGAGGGAGTTCTTTCAGGCAAATAACGAGGGATTTCGACGTAGAGCCGGCCTCCAAAGCTCTCGCTAACAACACCTGTAGATCGTCCGTGAAGGATAGGTTCGACACGAAGATCCAACAGGCGTGTTTGAAGACATAGGGGGGGTCCACGAAATTTCCGTGTCGGAGGTGTACTCTGTTGATCAAAGAGGTCGTCTGAATTCTTTGACGAGCAGAGGAGGCCATGTCATGTCGTTCATGAAGGAGTTCGATTCCGTTAGATTGTATTTCCGGGACAAGAATCGCCATCCCGATCACGGCCTTTCCAGTTCCCGAACCGAGATCAATGAAATTCCGGTGTGGTTTATCGAATATGCTAAGCGGGGCATAGCGCTTGAACGTCTCTGCCAGCGGCTGTAGACCCGCCATACTGATTTCTCCATAGGTGGTGTTCTTGTTTCCGCCCACTGTATTTGTACTAAAGCCGTTCAGGCCGGCGTAATATTCGGTCATCTCATGCAGACCCCGTTTCACGCGAAGCGTCTTTGGTTTTCGTCCGGACCGTTTCACGACAGGGGGCCCAAGTTTCATCTTCGGTTCCATTGTGAATGTATTGCTATAAGAGCCTATAAATATTTGGAGCCGATTATGCCGCGATCAATGCCGCGATCAATGCCGCGATCGACAATGCCGCGATCGACAATGCCGCGATCGACAATGCCGCGATCGACAATGCCGCGATCAAAATTTGAATAGGCCACCGGCACATCCAAGAACCTAAAGCAAAATGCCGACCAACTTTCACGGATTTCAGCGAGTGCTTGTCAGAGGTATTCCGGCATGGAAGAAGGAGGGTGTCCTATATTACTACGATATGGACGTCGTCTCGAACCCCCTTATCATTGGAACTGTGTCGGAAGGATTCGCGGAGGGGGCGGATGCACTCTGTTCGGAACGGGTGATCGCCTTTCGCACTAAAATTGAGGTTCGTAATCGGAGCGCAAATGCTCCAGCGAAGAAGAAATGATGAGGGAGCCGAAAAAGCCACCAGCTGTTACACCCGAACAGATACTTCTGTACGGAAAGCGCCAATCACGCCCGATTCTATTGGAGGCGAATGTGATTGGATATTTCGGCCACGTGTTTCGGAAGAACCTAGCCTGTAGGAGTACAGTTCCCATTACAGCAGGTCGCATCTCTAGCCCGCTGCCCCATTAAATACTGCATCCGCTCGGCGTCCGACTTGAAACGCTTTACACCCGCTGCCTGCGAATTCAAGTATACCGTATTGGCCGCATTCTGTTTTTGTGAGGTTTGAAACACGAACGGCTTAGGAGGATGTAGTCCAGCATAGGAACATGGACTCGACATTGCTACTATTACCTATATTTTTATTCGTCTGAGCCAGGAACAAGACTCCAATTGGAATCTGGATATGCCCGAATATGTAGCATACGACCGTTTATAAAGGAATTTTTTTCCGAATAGGACTCGAGTTTTACATAGCTTATACCAAGACTCGGGTTCGCCTGTAGGAGTGTACTCACCTCTACATTACTGGCCTGTACACGATCAAACATATTCCAATCTGTCCTGTACTGTAAATATAGGCGATTGGGAAGACTGCCAAAACGAAGAGGTAGTCCATTCGTACACATGGAAAATACTAATAAATGTGGATATTTAATAGTATGTCTATCAAGGACCGGGACGTGTTTAAACTCCGTGTCGGGCCGAAGAAATTCCGTGTGGAAGTCGTCATTTCTCCGGCGGCAATCGTACAGGGCCTCTCAGGTCGACCGAGTCTACCAGACGGATCGGGAATGCTCTTCATCTTCCCGAAACTGTCTCGCCAAAGTATGTGGATGATTGACATGAAATTCCCTCTAGATATTGTATGGCTCGACGAAAATCTAACCGTCGTTCATATCACCTATAATACGCCTCCATGTCCCAACGCGCAGAACTGCCCCTCTTATTCCTCCGTTCGCCGTGTAAAATACGCGATCGAAATGACGGCAGGAGACGCAGAGGCCTATGGATTTATGAAGGATCTGACCCTATCCGTCGCGTCGTAAGTTTGGCACATGCCCTTAGAGACCGAAAGAGTTCCAAGTGGGGATGATCCCCTTTCATGAATTCCTCTCTGTATTTCCCAGATTGTATCCCATCGTTTATAGCCCCTATAATATTTGGAACCTCCTCTTTTTTGTATTGAACGGCAAACAGGAGATGTTTATAGTGGATCTGAAACTGGAGTTCGTTGCTGGCATCGCCGACGTCAAAATCAGCAATAAGCCTTTTCGTACAATCATAGCCCTCTCGGAAATATCCATAATGCATATAACGCTGCAGAATAAAATCGTGTACGTATTGAAAGCCGCGTGTCTGTCGGGTGAAATTATTCAAAATGTTGTAATAGTCCCCGTACGATCGTTCGATAGAGTCGTAGAATTCTTCCAGAACTCTTAAGAAAAGCGGTTCGTCTCCGTGGCCGCAGCCCAGGAGGGTTGTTGTGTGAAATATCTCTTTTAGTCGATTCAATATAGGAATTCCCACTTTTTTCCCCATAGTGAATAAACATCCACAAACAAGCCAGCGATACTCTCTATAATAGTCGCGGAGGTTGTCATAGGATAAATAGGATTTGTCCTGTACGTTCAGAATTTGTATGTGAAATTTATCTGTCACATTATGTAAAACATTCGGTAATATATCCCTATGATAATTCTCGCAGATTTTTCGGGCGTTTATACCAATATTGGCATCAATCCATCCGAATTTCCTCGTAGAAAATGGATCCAACTTCATTGCCTCTAGAACGAAATCAAACTTATTACACTGTACGAGGTGGGCTTCCATACTTACCCGATCATCCCTTGTCGGATAGTATTCTGCACGATTTTCCCGTATTTTTTCTGCGTACTGATACGTCCATAAGTTTTCAAGAGGAAGTTCAATATAGTGTGTAAGATAACCAAGTCTATAATGTTCGTTGCGTATATATTTAATTAGATTTATTGTCGTGCTATCACAAAAAATGCAGAGAAAACACTCGAGTTCTAGAAGGGGTGCCATTGTACGAATACTCTCCTCTAATGGTCTAGCACCGTTCGAGTATTTTGTTAGATCGTAGCATGCTGTCACTAATGTAACATCCGGCGCCATTAAACTGAGATTTTATATTTTAATATAAAATTGAACGCCGTGGAGGACACTGCGCCTCTCGTTCAACGATGTGCGACCTTTGTATTCCCGTACTTGGTAAATATGCTAGACCGCATCCGAATAAGGAGTGTGTGATCGCGAGAACACTGTATTGTTCTCTGTGCTGTGTGAACGGCCACAGTTACAGGGGGTGTCCTGAGAAGGATTTGCGCGCGTTTCGTTCGGACTCTGAGGTCGTCGTGGAAGAGGTGCCGATCACGAATGAATTCCCGAAGGAGTTCGAATCGACTGTATATGTCACGGAGGACGAAGAGGGCGTTTGTATTCGCGCAATGCTCGTCGGGAACAATATTGTCCCGATGGCGTGCCAGGAGAAGGGTAAACGAGAGGGGCGAGAAATTCGTGAGAACAAACAGCGCCTTATAGAATTCATGAAGCGGCACGGAAAAACGGTCGTCTTTCTGAAACCGAACTGTGGTAAGTCGCCTCGTTAACGGCACGGTAACACGTCGCGGCATATTTTTTATAAATCAATATATCCCGTGTGTAGATGAATTTCGCACCGGTAAATTACGATGAGACGGATGCAGATCAACCGGCGGCCATCGTGTTTGATACGGCTGGCTACGGAAGTACTACTCCGTATACCACCACACTAAATACGATTATCGCGAGAAATGTGGAGAATATCCAGCAGACGGTGCCGAAAGCGACGGACTGGAAAAAACGACTCCGGGAATTCCTCTCTACGAAAAACACGGAACTCTTGGACTTTCTGAATGTAAGTCTGTCCACGCATCCGACAATTGGAAAGGGGGATGCGATTCTTCGTACGTTTGGGTGTTCCGCCATCATGAATCCGACCTCAAGGATTATTCGGAACATTATTTTTGACTTGTCGGGTACCGCTACAATGTTTGAGCTGGTGAAGGGTGAGCTTGCATCACTTCCTGCTGAGGAGGACTCTCTTGCGAAATTCAAGTCCACCGTTCAGTACATATATGAAGAATATCGTAAATCGGGAGACGCCGTTCTGAGATGGGAGAGCACTCTCAAAACGAAACTCGAGATTTTCGATCACATCCAGAAAAATATTGTGAATCTGTTGGAGCTCGATCCGACCTCGTGTACGGATGAACTGAAAGGGATCTCCCAGAAATATCTCAGCGAGATTTTCGAGAAGCACCGTATTCAAACCACATACAATGAACTTATTGGGTCCTACCAACGATTCATTGTATTTCGGGAGTTAGTTGTCATGATGCGCGTTGTAGAATCAAACGAGAATGAGCCGCTGTGTACGATTTGCCTTGAACGCCAGGTGACACACTGCGTCGCGCCCTGCGGACATACGTATTGTGATCAGTGTTTGAGACGCCAGACGACTTCCTGTTTTATGTGTCGTACGCCGGTTCGTGAGAAGGTGCGGATATTTTTTGGCTAATCGGAGCCAGACGTCACCCGATAGTCGTTCGGTCTCAGAAATACCGTGTGGAGAGCGGCGGCCTGTTCCTCTGTGAGTCCGTACACTTCTACTGCTCGATGCACGATGCGTTTTGCGACTTCGTACCAGACAACCGATAGAAGGGATCCGCCCAGTACAGAGTCCATCTGTGTAAAATAGGGTTTACCGCAACGCCCCCTTGAATTTTGTTTGGGGGTACCGTGATGTGCCGGTAACACAATAAATTCACTCCACCGCGCGCTCATACATGAGGCTTTCTTTCACCTTCGCCCCCCGATGCTCGTGAATGAACTTTAGCGCCTCCGTGGCGGCCGTTTCCGACTTCAAATGCTGCGTGAGCATTTCCGTCAGACTTTTTACGTTGAGTGTTCCTTTTGTCACCTGCTTACGATACAGGAGACGCCCCCCGGATCCTTTCAGGTCAAGCGCGCCGATATTGTTCTTCTTCATGATGCGTAAAATCATCTCTTCCATCGTCTTCTGCTTCTTCTTCTTCTCGCGGATCTGCGATGAAAGAGTTGTGACATCCGTCTCCATATCTCTCCACGCCACAATGATCTCTTTGAGAGTCTGCATCTCCGTTACCGTGTCCGCCGTCGATACGGTGGTCGAGACAACCGTATTCTCTTGTGTAACAGCAAGTCCCCTATCCGACATCTGTTTCATAAACTCTAATTCCGTGCTTCTTTGGGCCTCCATTCTATAGTATATATGGGAGAAGGGTTTAGATACTTGCACATCACGGTAGATCCGGTTAGGAATGATAGATTTTTAGGAGTTCTAATTAGGATGCCAGGGAATACGAGGAAACACAAACACGGGAGACCGCCATTACATCCAGGACCTACCGAAGTAGAACGTAAAAGGCAGGAGGCAGAATATGAAAGAATAGGGAAACTGCGTATACGAATTCCTAATAATACACGTCGCTATTCTACTACCCAAACGCCCCATCTGAAAAAGCCTACTGGGAATAAGACATCACCAGAGCCATCACCCTCACCTGTTTATCGTGCTTCTGGTCCCCGCGGTACGAATAATAATGAAAACGCGCCGACATCGCCTGCATTAGAGAGCCATTTCTCCCGCTCCAAAGGTGGGCGTAGAACAAGGCGGAAGACGAACCGCCGCCGCGCCTGAAAATCTAAACCCCCTGTAGAAAAATGCCGGGTATTGTTGGTGGTGCTGCTCGCGCCGCTGTGGAAGGATTTATGGATACGGGGAACGCCGAGAAGCGGCGCGCGGCCTATGCCGATTT